CAGCGACGATCCGCTTTTTGTCTTTGAAAACTACACCCGCACCGCGCAGGTGCTGGCCGACACGATGGCCGAAGCGCATATGTGGGCGAACGACAAGCCGCTGACGCCGGTACTGGTGCGCGAGATTATTGCGGGCATCAACGCCAAATTCCGCGAGCTGGTCAACGCCGGTTATTTGCTGGGCGCGACCTGCTGGTATGACGACAGCGCCAACGACAAGGACACGCTGAAGGCGGGCAAGCTCTTTATTGATTACGACTATACGCCGGTGCCGCCGCTGGAAGATTTAACCCTGCGCCAGCGCATCACCGACTCTTACCTGGCGAACTTCGCCGCGTCCGTTAACAGCTGAGGACTGAACAATGGCACTGCCAAGAAAACTCAAGGGGATGAACCTCTTTAACGATTCCAACAGCTACCAGGGCGTTGTTAACAGCGTCACGCTGCCGAAGCTGAGCCGCAAGCTTGACGCGTTCCGGGGCGGCGGCATGAGCGGCGCAGCGCACATTGATATGGGTCTCGACGACGACGCGCTGGCTTTTGAATGGAGCATTGGCGGTATCGACGATCTGGTGCTGACGCAGTGGGGCGCAACCTCCGTGCCGCTGCGCTTTACCGGCTCTTACCAGCGCGACGACACCGGCGAGGAAATCGCGGTAGAGATTGAGGTACGCGGCAAGCATCAGGCGTTTGATTTTGGCGAGGCCAAACAGGGCGAGGATACCGAAACCAAAATCACCACCAAATGCACCTATTACAAGATGACCTTTAACGGCAAAGAGCTGATTGAAATCGACACCATCAACATGGTGGAGAAGGTCAACGGCACCGACCGCCTGGAGCAGCGCCGCAAAAATATCGGCCTCGTTTAACCCTTGAGCCAGCGCCCGGCGCTGGCCTTATCCCCTTTTTAAGAAGAGAACAATCATGGAAAACAAAGAAAACATCGTTACCCTGGAAACTCCGGTCATGCGCGGCGAGCAGGCGATTAACACCGTTGAAGTCATTAAACCCAATTCCGGCGCGCTACGCGGCACCCGCCTGGCCGACCTTGCAGGCTCGGACGTGGACGCGCTGATTACCGTGCTGCCGCGCATCACGCTGCCGACGCTGACAAAAGCGGAATGTCTGAACCTCGACCCGGCGGATTTGATTGCGCTGGCCGGTAAGGTGATCGGTTTTTTGTCGCCGAAGTCGGACGAGTAAGCTGGCCCGGTGATATGTCCGTTAACGACCTGATGGCGGATATCGCTACGGTGTTTCACTGGCCGCCTTCCGAAATGTACGCCATGCCGCTGGCCGAGCTTATCGACTGGCGGCATAAGGCCATAATTCGCAGCGGAGCAAAAACCGATGAATAACCTTAAATTGCAGGTGCTGCTGAAGGCGGTAGACCAGGCGACGCGCCCGTTTAAAGCGATTCAGAACCAGACCCGAAGGCTGGCGGGCGATATCCGCGAGACGCAGAGCAGCCTTAAGGCGCTGGACGCGCAGGCGGCGAAGATTGAAGGTTTTCGCAAAGCCAGCGGCCAGCTTGCCGTCACGCAGCAAAAGCTCAAAGACGCAAAAGCCGAGGCCACCGCGCTGGCAGTCGCCTTTAAAAAAACCGAAAAGCCCACCACGGCGCAGGCCCGCGCGCTGGACAAAGCCCGGCAGGCGACCAGCGAGCTACAGACCAAAACCAACGGCCTGCGCCTGTCGGTGCAGCAGCAGCGCGAGGCGCTGAAGGCCGCCGGTATCTCTACCAAAAGCCTGAGCAGCGAGCAGCAGTGGCTGAAAAGCGCCGCCGCGCAGGCCACGCTGAGCCTGAGCCGCCAGAAAGCCGAGTTACAGCGCCTGAACCAGCAACAGGAGCGGCTGAACCATACCGGCGAGCGCTACCGCAAAGGCCAGGAGCTGTCGGCAAAAGTGCGCAACGCCGGTGCAGCCGGTGTCGGTGCGGCCACGGTCGGCGCAATCGCGGCAACGTCGGTGCTGCGTCCCGGCTACGACTTCGCGCTGGCTAACTCCACGCTACAGGCAACGCTCGGCGTGGATAAAAACTCCGCTGATTTCCAGTCACTGCGTACCCAGGCGCGCAGCATCGGCGACAACACCGCCGCCTCGGCCAACGACGCCGCGCAGGCGCAAATCGTTATCGCCAAATCCGGCGGAAGCATTGACGACATTAAGGCGGCCACGCCGGTGACGCTGAATATGTCGCTTGCCAATAACCGCACAATGGAGGAAAGCGCCGATTTACTCATGAGTACCAAAAACGCGTTTGGCCTGGCAAACAGCGAAGTCGCGCACCTGGGCGACGTGATTTCCGCGACGCTCAACAGAACCGCGACCAAATTTGAAGACCTGAGCGACGCTATGCCCTACGTCGCCTCGGTGGCGAAAAATGCAAAGGTAAGCCCGGAGCAGACGGCGGCGATGATTGGCACGCTGGCAAACAACGGCACCACCGGCAGCATGGCCGGGACGGGCATCCGCGCCATGCTGTTGCGCGTGCAGGCACCGACCGGCGAGGCGTTCAAGGCGATTAAAGAGCTGGGCGTGAAGACCGCCGACGGCAAAGGCAACATGCGACCGTTCTTCACCATCCTGAAGGAAATGCAGAAGTCCTTTGTAAAAAACAAGCTCGGCGATGCCCAGCAGGCGGAATACCTGAAGACCATCTTTGGCGAAGAGGCCGCCTCGACGGCGGTCACGCTGATGAAATCTGCCGCGAGCGGCGAACTGGACAGGCTGACAAAAACCTTTAAAGGCTCGGACGGCAGCACGGCGAAGCTGGTTAACGTGCAGCAGGATAACCTCGGCGGCGACTTCAAAGAGCTGCAATCAGCTAAAGAGGCTATCGGCACCGACCTGTATGACGACCTTAATAAAACCCTGCGCTCGCTGACCAAAGAAACCACAAAGTTTCTGCTGAACGTGGACGGCTGGATACAGAAAAATCCGGTGCTGGCTAAAGGTATTGCCATCGCGGCCACGGCGGGCCTGATTCTGGTCGGGGCGCTGGGCGCTATCGGGCTGGTTGCCTGGCCGGTTATAACCGGGATTAATGCGCTTATCGGAGGGGCTGGCCTGCTTCGTACCGCCTTCACCAAAGCGGGTGAGGCTATCGTAACGGAAATGGGCCTGATTTCATGGCCGGTAGTGGCCGTTGTCGCTGCCGTTGTCGCCGGTGCGCTGCTTATCCGTAAATACTGGCAGCCGATTAAGGCGTTTATGGGCGGCGTAGCCGAAGGGTTTAAAGCCGCGATAGGCCCGATTGGTGAGTCCTTTGCCCCGCTGAAGCCCGTTTTAGACTGGATAACGGAAAAGGTAAAAGCCGCATGGGACTGGTTTAAAAAGCTGCTGGAGCCGGTGAAGTCCACGCAGGCCGAGCTGAAAAACGCCGGGGACATGGGGAAAAAATTCGGTAACGCGCTGGCCGAGGGGCTGAAGATACCCGGCAAGGCACTTGAACAGCTTACGAAAGGCATCAGCTGGATGCTGGAAAAGCTGCACCTTATCGACACCAAATCCGGCGACCTGAAGGACAAGGTGCCGGGCGGCGATCCAGGCCATCCGGAGGACAGGCACGACCCGGTCGCGCCGAACGGGCTGCCGTGGAGTCTGGCCGACACCGGCCCGGCCTATAAGCCGGTCACGTCACCGGCAGCAGGCAGTTACAGCGACCAGAGCCAGAACAGCCATGAGTACACTATCAACATGCATCCGGGCATGACCAAAGACGACGCGCTGGCGCTGATTGCGCAGCAGCAGGCGCGCAACGAACGCAACCGTCAGGCACAGAGCCGCAGCAAAATGGGATGGGAATAATATGATGATGATTTACGGCCTGCTGCCGTTTATGCGCCAGACGCTGCCCTATGCGGAAATGCAGCAAAATATCGACTATCGCTGGCCCACAAACAGCCGCGTCGGCCAGCGGGCCTCGGCGCAGTTCCTCGGCGTGGGCGATGAAAAAATCACGCTGACCGGCGAGCTGCGCCCGGAGGTGACTGGCGGCACAATTTCGCTGCTGAGCTTTAAGCTGCTGGCCGACGAGGGTCGGGCGTGGCCGCTGATTGGCGGCAACGGCACGATTTACGGGATGTACGTCACGGAGAACTTTGCCGCCTCGCACAGCGAGTTTCTAAGCAACGGCAGCGCGCTGAAAATCACCTTTACGCTGAGCCTGAAGCGCGTCGACGAGTCGTTAACGTCAATGTATGGCGACCTGAAAAAGCAGGCCGACGAACTGATAAGCGGTGCCGGAAGCCTGCCGGGCCAGGTGACGTCCGTTATCAGCCAGGCGAAGAGCGCCGCTGCCAGCGTGACGGCCAGCGTGGGCGGGCTGCTGTCATGAGCATCAGCAGCCTGGCAATACAGGCGGGCGCGCAGCTTGCGCCGGACTTTATGCTGTCGGTCAACTCAAAAGACGTCACCGCGAACATCCGCGACCGGCTTCTTTCGCTGACGCTCACCGATAACCGGGGCTTTGAGGCTGACCAGCTGGATATTGAGCTGGACGATGCCGACGGGCTGCTGGCGATGCCGGTACGTGGTGCGGTGATAAAGCTTTTCCTCGGCTGGAAGGGCCAGGCGCTTATCGGTAAGGGCGAGTTTACCGTGGATGAAGTAGAGCACCACGGCGCGCCGGACACCATGACCATTCGGGCCAGAAGCGCGGACTTTCGCGGCACGCTTAACTCGCGGCGCGAGGTGTCGTATCACGATACCACCCTGGGCGAGGTGGTGAAGCAGGTAGCGGAGCGCAACAAGCTCAGCCCGCTGCTGGCCGACGGATTCGCCGCGCTGGCGGTAAGCCATATCGATCAGACGCAGGAAACCGATGCGGCATTCCTGACGCGCCTTGCCACACTGTACGGCGCGGTAGCAGCCGTGAAGGCGGGGAAACTGTTGTTCCTGCGACCGGGCAGCGGCGTAACGGCCAGCGGTAAACCCATTCCGCAGCTGACTCTTACCCGGCAGGATGGTGACCGGCACAGCTTCAGCATTGCTGACCGTAGTGCTTATACCGGCGTGTCGGCAAGCTGGCTGCATACCAAAGACCCGAAGCCGAAAAAGGTCAAGGTGAAGCGCAAGCCAAAAGAGAAGCATCTGCGCGCGCTGGAGCATCCGGCGGCCAAAAAGAAAAAGACCACGGCCACAAAGACACCGGAGGCAAAAGAAGGTGACTATCTGGCCGGGACTGAAGATAACGTGTTTGCGCTGACCACGGTTTACGCCACCAAAGCCGCCGCCATGCGCGCCGCCAAGGCAAAATGGGACAAGCTACAGCGCGGCGTAGCTGAGTTCTCGCTGACGCTGGCGATGGGCCGTGCGGATCTCTTCCCGGAAACGCCGGTAAAGGTCAGCGGGTTTAAGGCGGTGATCGACGCGCAGCCGTGGCTTATCAGCAAGGTGACGCACAGCCTGAACGGCAGCGGCTATACGACGGCGCTGGAGTTTGAGGTTCTACTATCTGACATAGAGTATGTGGCAGAATCAGAAAATGATGATTCACAATAAGTGAATTTTATTGCCCTTTATGTGAAAAGCATGTATTAAAGGCCTGGTATCTTCAGGGAGAAAAAAGAAATGATGCATTGCCCGCTTTGCCAGACCGCTGCCCATGCCAAAAGCAGCCGCTATATCTCACGCGAGACAAAAGAACGTTATCACCAGTGCCAAAACATCAATTGCAGTTGTACTTTCAAAACACATGAAAGCATAGCGGGGATGATCGTCTCGCCAGGCCAGACTAACAAAGTACCGATCTTTACACACAATGAGCAGCAGCCATCGCTGCTTCACTGAACCAGATTTATAACAGCCGAAGCCCCGTTATCACGGGGTTTTTTATTGGATACTATTTGTAATTGCTGTATGTATGCGTATTACCCAACATTACAGCCGTAGCAGGCTTATCCATCAAATCACCCATTTGTTTGCAAACCTCTAAAGGGT